GTTCGAGTCTGTCCGAGACAACTAATATCAAAGGAGCAGTAGTGTAAGAGTTAGCATAATAGGTCAAGCCTATTGGGTCAAATCCCTCAGTTTGAATGTAGCTTTTGATATTTTAATATGGTGGACGTAGCTCAGTTGGTAGAGCATCAGGTTGTGGTCCTGGCGGTCGAGGGTTCGAACCCCTCCGTTCACCCCATTTTTAAAATAGATATATAGAATAAATTTGTGGATTGCTAATGAAAAAATATAAAACTTTTAAGGAATTTAAGAATTCTATAAATGAATCCGAGGGGGCTAAGCTCTTTTCATTCCAGGGAATAAGTAAATTTCCAGAATTTAAAGATATTCTTAGCTGGACAACTTTAGAGGAAGAAAGGCAGAAAAAGAATTATATTATCATGAGAGGTGGTCCAACTCGTTATGAGGTAAAAATATCAGCAAAGGGAGAAATAAGAGCGGGTGCATTCCACGTTAAATATGTGACTCTTAATACAAAAGAAGATTTGAGAGCTAGCGTAAGTTCCCTTGAGGACTATCTACTTGGGAGAGCACTTAGTACCACTATAAATGCTATAGAAACGATTATTAAAGATAAGAAGTCAGAATCTATATTTAATTATTTAAAAAAAGCAATACTTTCCGGACACTCTAATAGTAGAAAAGCAATTGCTAGATTAATAATAAAAGCAGATGCATCAGAGGGATTTATGCCATGGCTTAATAAGGAACCATATAGAATTGCAGCATATAATAAATTCCTAGATGTACTTGAACCTGAATTAAAGGAAAGGGTGGAGAAAAGTTATGCACCTCCTCAAAATTATGCTAAATTCGAGGAGAGATCAAAAAAATATCCTAAAATGACAGAGAAAGAAGTTTCGTATTTCAATCAGACGTGCGGCAAGAGAGGATGGAAATGGTCAGATGCTGATAACGGTATAATAATTACTAGAAAGAGTGGATTTATACAAGATAGGCTTTCTATATATTATGAAATCCCAATTAAGATAATAAGGTCAGAAGGGGATTTTAATACCACGGGATTACATTCTTTAAAAAATATACCTAGATATATTAATAGTAATTTTATGTTACATGGTGAGTTTAATGGGATTTCAGATCTTTCTAAATATCCATTACCAATTGAGGTTGAGGGGGATTTAGATATTAATATGTATGATTCGGAAAAAAGGAGGCTAAAATTTCCAGAGGAAAAAATAAAGAAAGTTAATGGGGATCTTATATTGCACTATTCAACAGGCGGTCCACTGTCAGGACTTTTGCCAGAAAAACTAGGGGGTGATTTAATAATAGATAAACCAAAACCTTCTCTCCTTTTAGATAAAGTCTCGGATACAGTTATTGGAGGTAAAATTATATTAAAAGGATGGTCAAGTGAGAAAGAAGTATTTGATTATAATAAATATATCAATACCGATATTAGAGGTCAAATGAATACCGTCATAGATTGGAATTTACTAAAAACAAAAAACCTACAGGCTAGTGATTTACCTTTTTATGAATTTATATTAGAATTTATTGATGAACACTTAAGTAATCTAGATCCGGAAGATAATATGAAAGTTATTAGATCGGACGTAAAAGTAAGAAATGCTATAATGGATATAATCGTGAACTCTAAAGGAGACGGGAAGGATCTCCCAGAATACTTAGAGAAACTTTATTCGTTAATGAATGACAAGGAGAAAATGGGGATAGGTTTAAGAGGGGATCTAAAAAATTTAGGACTTTAATAAATTTGGTTTGGTATCAAGATAAAGCGGATAAAATGTATGGTAACCGCAGGAATCCTAGATTTCACCATACTTTACGGAGGATTGGCAGAGTGGTAATGCAGCGGATTGCTAATCCGTAGACCTCGAAAGGGGTCCGAGAGTTCGATCCTCTCATCCTCCGCCAATATTTTTGATATATAGTAAAAATATATTTTTGTATGCAACATTTATTCGAATATGAAAATTTTGGGTTAGAAGATTTATTAAATGATTTAACTGATCTTGGAATAGAACCAGATGTTGCTATAAGAGTAGACGTTTCTTTATATTACCAGGACGGAAGTAACGGGACAATTAAATTTGGAGGAATTGGAAAGCATGTAAATGATATAGTAGCCAAGTTATTGAAGTTGATAGTAACTGAATTAGGATTCGGTGATTGGGAAGATTGGCTACAACCAGAGTTAATAAAGAGAATAAAAGAAGCTAAAAGAACTAAAGCAAACTACCTTGAGGTTTTTGAGGAAGTTATAAGTTTTTTAGTAGAAGGCTCTGGAACTGCAGAATTAAATCATGTAGAAGCTACTGAGGAAAATATTAAAGACCCGTTTTTTGGATATTTAGACCCGGAGATCTCTTTGAAAAACCCAGGGGTTGGTTCAAACTTTTTAGATTTCACTGAGGCATAAAAATATATAAGCTATGGAAAATTTATATGAGTATTCACAATGGGTTTCAGATACCACGGATGGCGATGGAGAGGTCGACTATGATTACATTACAGACCGAAAGTTATTATATGGTATACATGACGTAATAATACATTGGGGAAAGTCCAGGATAAAAGTAAAAGCAAAGTTCGATTCGGGTGCTAGAAGTAGTAGTATAGGACTTTCAGTAGCAAAAAAGCTTGGAATGGGACAAGAATTACTTGATGCTTATGCAGAACTACAAGAGGTAGTTTTGGATAAAGATATAAGTAAAGAAGAGAAGAAGAAAATGGAGAACCAGTATACTGAAGAATATTCGAAAAAGTATCCGGGAATCTCTGCAATAAACCTTGTCAAATCATCGTCAGGCTTTAGTTTAAGACCTTATGTAAGACTGATGCTGGAATTTAATGGCAGATTTATTACAACAGAAGTTAATTTAAGAGACCGGAGTGGTATGTCAGTAGAAATGCTTGTTGGCCTTAGAGACATGAAATAAATGGCGAGGTAGCTTAGTTGGCCTAAAGCACCAGATTCATAACCTGGAGATCTCGGGTTCAATCCCCGATCTCGCTACAGCACGCATTTTCGTACCCTTCTTTAGATATATAGTCTAAAGAAGGAACGATTATGTCAAGAAAACAACACAAATACCATTTCATCTATAAAACAATTTGTACGGTAAACGATAAGTTTTATATAGGTATGCACTCAACTTCTAATTTAGACGATGGATATATTGGATCTGGTGATAGACTAAGAAATTCAGTTCGATATCACGGTAAGGACAAGCATTCTATGGAAATATTAGAATTTCTAGAGGATAGAGAATCTTTAAGAAATAAAGAAAAAGAAATAGTTAATGAAGAATTCCTTAAAGACCCTATGTGCATGAATCTTGCTTTAGGTGGAAAGGGTGGATTTGAACATATAGAAGCACATAAAATGTTGGAAGGAAGAAGAAAGGGAGCAAAAGCAACCCATAAAATAATATGGAACGATCCAGAGTATATAGAAAAAATAAAAACTACTAGCAGAAAGTCTCTAAATAAACTTTGGGAAGACCCAAAAATGGCTAAGATAATGAGAAGTACATTTCTTGGTAAATCCCATACTGCCGAAACTAAAATGAAAATGAGCCTTGCGAAGAAGGGAAACTGTTCAGGAGCTAAAAATTCTCAATATGGAACTTGTTGGATTTATAGTGATATTAAGAAAGTGAGTAAAAAAATAAAAAATAAGGAATTGAATACATATCTTATACTTGGATGGACCAAGGGAAGAAAAATGAAATTCATTTAATTAATTAATTTTTATTATATTTGTACTATGAAAACATTATTAAAACACTTTTTCTTCTAGTTTAAACAACTAGAAGAAAATGAAATACAAAAACGAAACGTCACGTAAGATCGCACAGAGGGATTCTGAGATCCGAAGACTAGAAAAAGATGAATACTCTCGTTGGGGTAGAAGAAAACCTAACTGGGTAAAAGTAAATCCATATCAAGATGGTTGTGATGTTTATTTCGATGTAGCTCCTGCTTATCGAGGAACCGTCTTTGAAGAAAAAGTTTGGGAAGTCCTCCCTTATCTAATGAGGATCGGTTTATCCCCAGATACTGCATACCAAACATATAGAGCAGTAAATTCTATTGGATATTCCTATGCACCTAGTGATCTACCTATCATAGATCCGATCGACCAAGGGACCTACGAAGCTCTTAAAATTTCACATGACCTATTCACAAAGGTTCCCCAGTTCTATGACGAAAGATTTTCTATTACCAGGGACTATTATTATGAACCAAATTTTCTTGATAAACTTGTAGTAACAAAAGTTCCCAGAATAATTACAGAAGAGAATGATATAGATTATGGGGAAACTAGAGAAGAAGCTGAAATCAATGATCGCCTTGAAGTTTTAAGAAGCGGTAGAAATCCCTGGCACAAAATAGGAAGTACTAAGGAATGGAGAAATGGTGATAGAAGAGTGAAAAGAACGAAAGATAAACAGGTATGTAAAAGGATTGTTAGAGACGGATATTTTGATAATCGGAGGTATGCTTTCTCACAGGAGGTTAAAGATGTGTGGTGGTGGCTATCTTAGTATTATAGATATATAGATTAAGTCTACATGGCACATTAGCGAAAAATATAGCGGAAATGTACATCCGATAAAAAATATATAGCTAGTACCAAAAGATTACAAAATCATTAACTAATAATGGGTGAAAAATTAACAAAACTTGTAGAAGGTCTTAAGGCACTAGCGTATTTAGCGGTAGCAGTTTCTGTGGGTTATAGTTACTTAAACAAAGATAGCCTATTAAAAAAGATAGCGATCGAATTAAAGCCTTATATAGTTGCACAGGTTGATTCATCAATCATAGAAACCGTACCGACAGCAGTTAAAATAGCATTAGAGAATGATGACGTTGTTATTAAAATTGATGCTAATCAATTTAGGCAATTTACTGGTTTATTAAATGCAAATAAATTAGAAATACTAGAGGGTATGGAAATAGTGGCAGAGACAAAAGCCAAATTAGCTATTCATGATTTCATGGTAATAGAAAAAGAAATTACAAATCCCGCAACAGGAGAAACCTTATATCTAAGAGGTATATTGATTGGTAAGGATGCATTAGGGAGAGATGACTGGATATTTAGGATATCTGAAACAAAAAGCGCTACGCAATAATTATGGGATTCAAAGCTTGGTTATTAAAAGTCTCAGGTGAACCTTTGATCTGGGAGACTGAAAAATATTATAAGAAGTTAATAAGGGATCTTACTAAAACAAATAAAGAGAAAGATTCACACATAAAAACACTAGAAGCAATGCTAGAGAGTAACGAAAAGCGGCATGTTCATGATATGAAGATTATTAATAATAAATTAGATTCATTGAGTACTGCATATAAAGAACAAACTACTGAGCTTGCAACTATAACTAAAGAACTTCTATGGCAAAGGGAGGAATCCATATCTTGGAGACAACGACTGGAGAAGAAAATGGAATTAGATGGAGATGGGCCAGGAGTACTTGTAGAGATTGAGAGACTTCGAAAGGGGGATAAAAAATCTACTTAGTCAGTGACAAAATCCCAAAGTTTACTATTCTTATATACGGATAACCTATTTTCAGATTTCAAATAATCTATAAAAGCATAAGGGCCAACCTCAATAACTGGATTTATAATATTCTCGTCCTCAATACCCTTTGTTATATTATATAATGTATTCATAAATCCTCTATAAAATTTTGCATGCTCTTGTGGACGTGCTCTATGATATGCTCCAAAAAGAGGGGAATATGCCTTCCTTTGTTCTATAACCTCTTTATTTACTTTATGCGCGTTCTGCTCAAGCCATTCTTTGGGGTATTCATTATTGTTTGCAATATAGATTGAATATAATAACCGAATCCCCATGGAAGCATCAGAGGAATTAAAAATTTTATCTATATCCCCTTTCTGTAAGATATCTATTGCTAAATCTCTATTATTCCCTGTATCCAACCACCGTTCATAAAACCTATATAAAGTTTGTGTATATGAAGAGATTTCGGTACGTTTTAAGTGGTATGATATAGTATTTTTATTACCTTTTTTTAATTTATGATAGGCTTCACCGAATGTCTTCATCATTTCCTTTTCTCTCTTCTCTTCAGATTTATTATTATCTATTGGTGCTTTATTTCTTTTTCTGTAGTCTTCAAAAGCATGAAGAAGCTCGTGCTCTATTGTATCAAGAAGGTTACTCTGATTGTTATCTAAGTTTGTGTAACTATCGATTCTTTTAACATCCTTGAACGTAGTAATTCCGACTAAAATAAAAGATTCTGTTGGGTTCTTATCCGATAGTATATACGTAGCATCAGCATCTTTTACTTCCTGAATTAATAAATTAATAATAGTTTCCCCTATATTGATAGTAATGATGTTCCATTTAATATTACCTTTTTTGAAATCATCAGTGGTTTCCAGGTATTTATATGTATCAATTAATAAATTGCTAATAAGCAAGGTCTGCTCTTTTGTAAAAAATCCTCTAGCAGATCCTCTCCATTTCCCCATTTCCCACAGTTTAAAACTTTTTATTCTATCCATTATAGAGATTATTTAAGGTATATATCTTTTGAAATTTTATTGTATTCGACTGGTTTAAATGAAAAATTGTTTATATTTGCTTTATGATAAGAAAAATAAGTAAGTTACTGAGTTTTGTATTAAGACATAAGCCAGAAGCAATTGGTATTGAACTTGACCCAAACGGATGGGCAAATAAAGAAGAATTAATATTAGCAATAAAAGAGCATAACGGATTTGCTGTTACCTCAGATGATATTGATAAGATAGTAAAGGATAATGATAAGAAAAGATTTATCCTTAGCGAGGATGGTAAAAGGATCAGAGCTAATCAAGGACATTCATTAAAAGTAGATGTCGAGTTAAAAGAAGTAAAACCACCAAATTTTTTATTTCATGGCACAGTCCCTAGATTTTTAGATAGTATAAAAGAAGGAGGGCTAAAGAAGATGAAAAGAAATCACGTACATCTTAGTGCAGATAAAGACACTGCAATAAACGTAGGACAGAGGAGGGGCTCACCAGTTATATTAAGAATTGACTCGGGAGATATGCACTTAGATGGACACAAATTCTTTCTTTCTGAAAATGGAGTATGGCTAACAGATAATATCCCTAGCGAATACATACAATTCTAAACGAAACAAGCGCAACCATAACTTCTATAAATAGTATTATAAGAAACCTTAACAAATTTTATTTTACTAAATTAAATCACATGATTAAAATACAGGATTATATAACATCCATAAAAGTGGATGACCAAAGACGGGCATTTACATATCCATATAATGTTTTTGAACATTCGCCAAAAAAAGAAGGCGAAGAATATTCAACAATGGAAATGAAACACAAAGCTTTACTTATTGAGTTAGAAAGACAACAAGTTGCTGCTTCTATAGATGATAAACAGATAGAAGAACTTAAATCTATTCATGGGATTGACGTAGAATCTATGGTAAAAAATGCACTAGAAAATGAAGTCAGCCTATTTATATGGAGAGAAGTATTATATAAAATGCGAGAACTTTCTAAAGTGGTGCAGAATGAATATAGAATGAAGTGGTGGAACCAAATCTTTGGTTATTGGAATCCTCCATACAATATGGATTCAGGCTCTATTGCAGTTAGTATGTTAAAAGCAGGTAATAATATAGCAAAAGATAGTAGAAGAGGAGCTGGGAATTTTGCTATTGTATCTGGGGAAATCGGAAATATATTAAAAGGTGAAAAGTTATTTGAAGTTCCCCCCGAGTCTACAACGAACGGGAGTTTATATAACGGGTATTTATATAAAATCGGGAGTTTCGGAGGAATAGAAATTATAGTAGATTCTTATTTATCTTATACTGATAAAGATCCAAAAATATTAGTAGGTAGAAAAACAAGTGGAGACGAACCAGGAATAATTGATGTGCATACAGATACCTTTAGTAAGGAGGTATTTACGGATACCGGAAAGAAATTAATTAATTATAGGTATGGTAAGGTAACTAGTACTCCAGGGGCAGATAATTTTTATTATACGGTTAATTTAACAAAGAGAAAATATCCATTCTGGGACCATTTAAAAGCGAGAATTAAAAATTTATTCAAGTGGAAGAAATAAAAAAGGTTTTTTATATTTATTTGGATTTTAGTAAACTTAATAGTTCTGAAAAACGTTTATATATGAACCAGATAATGCATATATTAGAAAAAATTAAAAACCCTCAGGAGATGTGGGAAATTGTACCATCGGATAAAAATGAAATAGTTTGTATAAACCCTGATATACTAACAAAAGAAGAAGCGATATCATTTGAGGGTATAAAGGAATTAATATCAAAAAAATTAGGAAATATATTTTAGTATTATGGAAGGAGAAGCTTTTTATGTTCTTTATATTAATGTTAGTGGAAGGTCCCCGTTATATGTAGCACAGGAGTTAGGTATGCATTATGAAAACATCAAAAAAAATTATCAGAAACCTGGAGAAAGATGGATGGTTTTACCCTCTGATCATGCAGAATTAGTTTTATTAAACCCCGTTCCTATAACAGGAGAAGAAGCAGACGAGTTTATAAGAGTAATAGAGGAACTAAAAGAAAAAATACTATCAGATTTATAAGGGAACTTTTCTGAAACTTATATTATCTAATTTCGTATAAAGCATAAATCATTTAGATAGAATGCAAGTACAAATTTACGTAGAGAAAAAGAATTTACTTTCCTTAGAGAAAAGTATAAAGAACGTGGATCCTTCTTTAATCCCAGATTATACTAATCAGTTTCCGTGGCAATATCCAAGGAGAGGAGATATACTTAAATCTGGATCAATAGGAGTTTTAATCTCCGTTCAGGTTTTTGTGTGGTTAGAAGATAATAAAAAATGAAAATATCCGCTGGCATTGCAATAATATGGAACAACAAAATTCTTATGGCTCAGCCAAAAAATGCCAAATTGTGGGAAAGGTATACTCCGCCTAAAGGAAGGATAGAAGAGGGGGAAACTATTGCAGAAGCAGCTTCTAGAGAAACCTTTGAAGAGATTGGGATTTATATCGAGCCTTATAAATTAGACGAATCTCTTATGACAACGATCCTATACGATAATAGGAAAACAGGGAAGGTTTATAAAAAAGTTCATGTATTCGAATATAGAATATCTAAACTTTCTGATATCAAATTAGATTCTGAAATTTTACCAAAAAAAATGCTACAAGATGATGAGATCGGAGAAGCACATTTTATGGATTATCAAGAATGCAAAAAAAAATCACTAAAAAGATATTTAGATTACATTAAAGAAAAAATAGGTTAGCTATGAGAGAATCAGAATCAAAGGAAATGAAAACTACTGAAGCTCAAACAAGAGATATTATCAATAAGCAATTTTATTATTGTGATAAACCATTCGATGTTGCATCTAAGGATCTTAATTGGAGAAAAAAGAATACCTTATCAGTAAACGAACACAATGAATGGTTAGAGTGGTGTGTTAATTACCTTATGATAGAAAATGATATAAACAAAAGAGAAGCTGAAATGGCTGCTTCCTGGTTTGAATTAAAGTGGGGGCTTACAATAGACAACGCAAAAAGGTAAATTATGAATATATTAAACTTCAAGATTTTACTTACTAAAATTTTCAAAAGAAAATATAAGAATGAATTCCAAAAGCAGCTGATTGCGGATTGGGGAAAGGAAGATATATTCGGACCATGGACTAAAATAGATAAAGAACAGAAGAAAATTAAATTCTATAAATCATATTATTTAATTAGTGACAATAAACCAGTAAACTTTGATATTTTTGAATGAGAACATTTTCCAAACCATCTGATGCTATAAAATGGACAAAAGAAAGACTCTATAATTTTGGCTCTGTAGTCAAGACTGAAAAATGGCAGGGTATAGATTCCCCAGATGACATGTGGGAAACAATGAATCATTCGTTCCAAATGTTTATACCTGAAACAATAGAGGAATTGCGGAAAGAGGTAAGACCGAATCTTCCATGGGCAGATGAACATTTCGGTGAAAGAATTAGCGGGGTTCCTTATAACCCTCCTCCTTCTCATGTTAGATGGCCTTTTGCTCAAAGAAATAATAAGCAATTTGTAGAAGAGGAAAAATTCTCCCATACCTACCCAGAAAGAATATGGCCTAAAAACGCGGAAAGTTCAACAGGAAATCATAAGGGAATCAGATTTGATTATGGAGATCTTGGTGATGTAGTGAATCTTATAGAAAGAGAACCTTATACGCGGCAGGCATTTTTACCTATCTGGTTCCCGGAAGATACTGGAACTGTACATAATGAGCGAGTGCCATGCACAATTGGATATCATTTCATGCGGAGGGGAGATCGTTTACACATGAATTATTATATTAGATCTTGTGATCTGATAAGGCATTTTAGGGATGATGTATACATGGCCTGCCGCAAGCTTTTTTATATACTAGAGTTACTGCAACAAAGGGATCCTGAGAATTGGAAAGACGTTAAACCAGGATATTATGCTATGCATATAGTCTCCTTACATTGCTTCAATAAAGAAAAAGGAATATTAACCCAAAATAATATATAATGGATCAGATTGACATATATTTAGAAATAGAAGAATTAACATTTAGCTTTCTTTCTGATGTTAAGAATGCAGTACAGAAGATACCAAATGACTCTGAATTGGGAAATAAGGTACGTGAATTATCGAATATAGTAGAGGGTAAAATGCAAAAATTGATAGATGACGAAGAATTAATTGAAAAGGATCAAGGATAAATATAATAGATTTTGTATATTTACAATAAAATAAACTATGATAAGTAAAGGCGGTACATTAACTGATTGGAGAAAAATTAATAAACCTACCGACGTTATGGTAGAACAATACGGAAAATTATTTTTGCGTAATCAAGGGAAATGGATCACAAGGTCTCGGCTATCAAAGGAACATTTGGGTGAAGAATTTACATTTAAAAAGAAGAAATGCAAATTAATAGGAAGTGCATACAACCGGGATTCTATGGTTATTTTAGATATTTCTGAAGACACCTACTATTTTGTACATTCTGATGTTGTTGATAGTATTATCTTAAAATTAAAAAACTTTGGTAAATATTAAAAGCCTTGGAACTCGATAAAATAATATATTCAGTGGTTACTTATCTACCACAAAGTCATATTCAGGTTTGCCATATAATCGGAGCGACTGCATCTAAAATAGAAGAGGCTAAACTTGCTGATCCTGGATTAGAATTTTATGGAAAATTTATATTAGAAGGTACAAAGGAAACTTTTGAAAAAATGTCATTGATTCCTGGGATTACATTAGAGATTCTATAAACTATTCGTTTGTTGTTCTTTGTTATATAAAAAGATATATAACATAAATAAAAAGATAATGAAGGATAGTAAGGCAATTATAAAAGGGGAAAATAAAGATTATGAAAAAATAACAAGTCCCGGATCACATCCAGCAGAAAAATTTAAAACTAAAGACGGGTTTGTTAAATGGTTTGACCAAAAAACTTGGGGAACTAAAAAAGGATCATTAGGAATGTCTAAAGAAACTACCGGAAACATAATGGATTTTTCTGAGTTTGCTGCAAATTTTAAAATCCTCCAGAGTAAATAAGAGTACCCCCGTAATTCACATAATAACCATTGCCAGAAATTTTATTAAGTTTTTAATTAAAAATAAAAATTGTTTATGGACATAATTGGTACAAGCGATACTATGCCCTTTGACGAAAAGGACAAATTCTGGGCAATGTTATTTAATAAAATATCAACTGCAATTTCAATAGGAAATGATTCTACTACTGCCTTTGCACTAAGCGAAATCTCAGCAAAGGACATTAAGGACGATGCTGGAGAAGAATACACACTTATTGTTGAGTCAGACCAATATGAGATCTTTCTAAATAATTACATCCAGTGGAGTGAGAAATTAGAGAGATATGAGGAATGTACTAAAGCTATAGATCTATTAGCACTCTTCCAGAAAAACGAATCTACTAAAGAATAAATCCCTTTATTTTTATCAGCCTCATTTTTTACCCCCACCCGAAAAGAGACGGCTCTATTAATATTCTTCCCTTTTTAAGGCCATCCAATATCACAAATAGTAGATATATAAGAATAAATTACTAAGAAGTGAAAGAATATACTATAGAGGATTTCGAGCGCATTTTGCCGGTCTATACAGATATTGTTAAGCACGGCAAGGAGAGTAAGATGATAGATGGGGCACACGAGTGTCTAGTAGTAATGGAATATTTTGAAGAATATGAAAAATGCATGGACCTTATCCCATTCATAGGGGAAGAGGATAAACCATCAGCCAATAATAGTGTTGGCCAAATAGAGAATAATTAATATGACTGGGGAAGAAAAAGATATAGTAGATCGAGAGGTTTATGAAAGCGCATATAAACGTATGAAAAAGTATGGTATATCTAGTATATTAACCTCTTCTAGATTAATCAAAAAACGAGCGGTTATAAAAGAACGGATAGTTTCTTATTATGAGGGTACAGAAGAATATGAGAAATGTGATTTTTTGAAAGACTTCTTTGATCAGATAGAGAAAGAGATTGCTATCAACGGAATTATAACAGGCTTAGATAATCTAAATAAAGAGCAAGACAAAAAATAAACAATCTAAAAATATAGGTGGATATATAAATAAAAAAATCCACCATGTCATTTTATTCCGTTATCTCTCGAATTTTTTCTACTAAATCACAGAAAAAAAAAGAGGATTTTAGTAAAACTAAATTAACCTTGAATATAAAAACCTTACCAAAACCGGTTAAATTAACGGAAATCGACGAAACTGATGGATTTCCAATTGGGATCTAATCCTGCTTTATAAAACATTGAAACTTTTAACCTTATAAAGGTATAAATATCACACGCTTAAGATAAGCGCAAAATTCTAATACACTATATGAAATTTGATGAATTAACAGAAAAAGAAATTATAGAGATAGGAAAGATTTACTGGGATAAAGAATTAACATGGGACGAAAGAATGGAAAAACTTTCTAGCTATATTGATAAATCTGAGAGAACAGTATCTACTTGGGTAGAAAAACTAGGTATTACAGAGAAGTCATTTCAACAGTCTCCCCAGTTTTTGCAAGCCAAGAACAAGAAGATCGACGATAAGAGAAAAAAGTTTATTGTCTCATGGGCTCAGAATAATACAAGCGTACATAGTAACTTTGTTAGTAACATGGAAGCATACGCATCTCATATAGATGCTAGTATTCATGTTATAGCAGGGAGATATAAAAACCCAACATCGGTATTTACTGATAATGAGTATGATTTCTGGGCAGATGAGGTCCTACCCTATTTAGATGCCAATAGACACGAGCTACACAAATATATGTGGATTATGTCAGATGTGAAGATACAGCCAACTGCCGTCAATCCTATGACAGGTCTAGCAGGTATGAGTGGGATTAATTCATGCATATTTGGATCACCAAAGGTACATTTAGAAACAATCCCAGTATTAGAAGGAAATGTCCCGAAACTAATGGTATCTACCGGGGCATGTACGCTTAGAAATTATACAGATTCTAAAGCAGGTAAGAAGGGAGAATTTCACCACACATTAGGTTTTGCCATCGTAGAAATTAAAGATGACGAAACTTTCTTTGTAAGACAGGTCACTGCAACCGACGATGGAAATTTCACGGACCTTTATTTTAATGTTACCGATGGAAAAATATCTTCGGTTAATTCTATTGCAGCATGCGTGCTTGGAGATTTACATTATGGCCAACACGACCAAGAAGTAGTAGATAAAACATTAGATATGTTCAATGATTTACATCCAGAGAACGTAATACTGCATGATGTATTTGATGGCTTATCTATAAACCACCACGAGGAGAAAGATCCATTCATACAATACCAAAGAGAAGTAGACGGAACAAATTCACTTAAGAAAGAAATAGAGGTAATGCTTGATGGGCTTGAGGATTTTCGGGAATATAACGTTTCTATTGTAAGGAGTAATCACGATGATTTCTTAGACCGTTGGTTAAAAGGAACCGATTGGAGGAAAGCCACCACGATGAAAAATTCTATTGAGTATATGAGATACAGTTTACTGTTATTAGAAGGTACTGCGATGGAAGGAGTCATTCCATATATTATAAAAGAGAAATTTCCACATTTTAATACTTTAGGAAGGAGTGATAGTTTTGTTGTCCTTGATTGGGAACTTGCGCAACACGGAGATATTGGAGCCAGTGGATCAAGAGGATCCTTAATCCAATTCAGAAAATTAAACACAAAAATCATAGTAGGTCATTATCATTCACCTGGACGTAAGGACGGTGCATTGGCGGTTGGAACCTCTACACACCTTAGAGTAAATTATAATAAAGGTGCTAGTGGGTGGCTACAAACCCACGTAATTATACATCATGACGGTAAAGCCCAACATATAAACTTTATTAATGGTGAATATACTACTTTAAAACCAGGAATGTGAAAAAATTATTAATAGGCGTGGACGAGGTAGGTGTTGGTGCAATTTCCGGACCAGTAGCAGCAGGAGCAGTATTCATACCAGAAGGTATAGACCCATCAGCTTATGGTGACAGTAAAAAAATAGCTAAGAAGAAAAGAATCCCTCTATATTCACACATCAAAGCTAACTGTAAATTTGGTATTGGCGTAGCAACAAACGAGGTTATAGATTTAGTTGGGATTAGAGCAGCTACTATTGGGGCAATGGTTGCTGCAATAGATGATCTATTTTTAAGAAATCCAGATTTAAATAGGGAAGATTACAAACTAATGGTTGACGGAGACCACTTCACTGAATTAACTAATATGGATTACGAGTGTATAATCAAAGGGGATGCAAAATTTAAATGTATTGGGGCTGCGTCTATTTTAGCTAAAGTTTATAGAGACAGTGTAATGGATAGATTATCTATTAAAACCCCTGGTTACTTATGGGAGAAAAATTCAGGATATGGTACAAAAGAGCATAGTGCAGCAATAATTGCCCGTGGATTAACCAAATATCATCGTAGATCATTTTGCTCTAAATTCATATAAATAAATATATCAATTTTTTAATTACAGAGTATTATATATAAGCCCAAAAACCAAATATGATTTCAGAATTCATTTACGATATAAGTATTGAAATAAATAAAGATTCTTCTAGTATGAATCTTGATGAATTAATACACAATATAGAATTACTAGATTGTAGTCAAGCCCTGACTGCTATTTTTTGCGAACTTGGGGAAGTTAACCAAGAAGGCAATATAATTTTTGACTTAGAAGAAAAAATAGATTCAGATGAAGATTTTTCAGATGATGCCGAAATACTCTTAAATTATCTAGCAGAGGTATTTCCTGGATTAATAGAGGAAGGGTCAAAATTCCAATACATAAATAGAAGCGCTATATTATCTGTATCATGGATAATGGAAGATAGCGAATGGAAATCGTATCAAGATATGAACAGAGACTATGGAATCGGAGAATTCGATGACGAGTCTGAAGAATGGTAAAATGAACATAGCCCCAGACAGGAAGCCAAACAAAATGCAAATGATTAGGGACAATTATATGTCCGAGCCTGCAGATTGGTTTAGTCGAGATTTCAAAGAGGAAGCTGGGATAGAATATACAATAAAAAATATTATTGTATTAACAACTCTGGATTCTCCCAGATATGAGGAATTTTTAGAGTTGAATAGCAAACATGCTATGGAATTTACTCCATTTTATGGAACTAGTGGAACAAAACCAGAAGTACATATATTTAATAATTATTTAACTATATTAAATAACTGGTTTAAAGAAAATACAAGCAGTGAGGTAGTTGCTATCTCGGAGGATGATGTATTGTTTCTATCAGGGGCATTTGATTTTTTATCTAGTGCGATGAAACAACTCCCTAGTAATTGGGATACCTTATCAGGGAATTTTTCAGCTATTCCAAAAATAAAACTAATATCACCAAATCTTATAAGTCCTGTTTCTTATGCAAGTTCGATGAATTTCTCAGTTTTTCACAGGAGAAGTCTTATTAAGATTAAAGATAAACTTGAGCTGAGGAAAGGCGGATCTACTATACATAAACATATTGATAGATATTGTTTTTCTCCTGAAGTCGGCTTGAATTCATACTGTACCTGGCCAATGTTATGCAGGGAGGTTGCAGGATACTCAATGAAAGATTCAAGACTTACTAACACATTTGAGAATTTAATTGAATCTAAGCCCTATAGATTCTGGTTTTTGGATAAAAATCGATGGACTCCTTAAATAAAGTAATCATACAAAGTCTGGATATATAAAAGAAAAATCCTCTAGATGGCATTTAGAATACAACTCAGAAGAGATCTGCACACACGTTGGGCATCAAATAATCCAGTTTTATTACTAGGTGAATTCGGATACGAAACAAATACTTTATATGCCAAACTTGGCGACGGAGAAACCCATTGGAATGATCTTGATTATTTCTTAGGACCTGCTGGTGGGAGTGGAGCTGGACCTCGAGGGGATACTGGAGCAACAGGTGCTACTGGGGCAACAGGAGCAATCGGAATTGGATCAACAGGACCAATAGGAGTTACCGGTGCTACAGGAGATCCAGGAGGACCAATAGGACCAACTGGACCAATAGGACCAACCGGGCCTGAAGGTGGACCAATAGGACCAACGGGAGCTACAGGACCAATAGGAGATACTGGACCAACAGGAGATACTGGACCAATAGGACCTACAGGAGCAACTGGAGATACAGGAGCAACTGGACCAGCACATGTATTAGAAAATGTTATTAACGTAGCAAAATCAGGTGGGGATTATGATTCTCTTAAAGATGCATTAGATTCCATTACAGATAGTGGACCTGCACAAAGATATACTATAAATATTGCACCAGGAATATACACAGAAGACAATCCAATACAAGCAAAATCCTACGTTGCGGTAAAATCTATTGGAGAGGTACAGACTACAAGAATAGTGGCTGCTAACCCATTCGCTGATTTATTAGTAATGACGGATTTATTCTCGATTGAAGGTATTACCTTTTGGGGAGTAAGCGGTGCAACAGAATATGCAATCAGCCAAGGGATGACAGGATCAACCTTGATAACTAGGTGTCTTTTTGGGGAGTGTAGTAATGGAGTATTACTTAATCACGCGGATACAAAAATGACGATAAGTGATTGTAATATACTTGGGATAGGGGTCACTGTGATAAAGGGGATATACTGTCAGGCTGGTGAATTAGATTTAGACGTTTTTGGGGTTGCAGCAGGAAATATAACGACCCTAATAGAAGTTGCTGGGGCAAGCTCGAGATCCAATTTAGCTTTTGTAAACAGTAAAATATCTACTGTTGGGACTGTTATTCATATAAGAGATCAAGCAAGAGCTGTAATTAGCTTACCAGCAATAGTTTTTTGTAATGATGGTGTTGTATGTGATGGCGGGAGTGATGTAAGAGTAACCTCTGGTTTAATCTTCAATGCTCAAAATGACGGGGTTAGAATTGATGATATTGGTTCAGATACAAAATTATCTATAATGAACTGTACGGTTGAAGATAGTACTAGGTATGATTTCAATATATTAAGTGGGACTTCTCTTTTAACCGGATCCGCACAAACTTCTATCGATAAATTTAATTTTGTAGCAGGTGCTAAATTTTATGGTACTGTAATAGATACAAAAGAGGACGACGAAGGAGTTAATGTACTTGGAGAACTTCATGTTGGAATACCAGAGAAGGGAACGGAATCCGTATTTGGTGCTGGTGATTCATATACAAGAGGAATGCTAGTTTATCTTGACGGAGGGACAGGGGGAACATTTACTGATATTAGTGAAGATGCAAGAAGCGCT